CGACAATTCAGATTCATTTGATACTGTTGTTGCCCAATATGAAGGTCCCCACCTAAAAGGACCGGCGATTGCTCCCTCTGTCATAGAAATTTCAGGAACGACAGTCGTTAAATCTATTTCTTTGGTTACAACGCCCGGACTAATTGTAAAAGGCATCTTATCTCTCCTATAATGAGTTGAAAGATTGGTTTCTTAAGGGTATTTTTACCATTGTACTGTTATTTATTATTTTGTAGTTCTCTAAAACCATAAATATTAAGAGTTCTCATAAATAATTCAAGGATTTAGATGGATAAGCTCACATTATTTAATACCAAAAAAATAAAAGACCGATTTCTTAAAAAGGTTGATCTATCAGAAACACATACTAAGTGTCATATCTGGCTTGCTTCAAAAAATAAAACAGGTCATGGTATGTTTTCTGTTATGGGAAAAACTATACCTGCTAGTAGATATTCCTTTATGATGTATAAAGGTGAAGTAGCAGACCATGAAGTAGTAACTCAAACTTGTTTTAATCCTTCTTGTGTAAATCCCGAACACCTTGAATTATCAGACAAAAGAAGATTAGGTAAAAGAATTTCTGTTAATCCAGCTCAATTAGAATCAGGATCTATTAATTTCTTAGTAAGATTAAAGAAAGAAAGACCTGATTTAGTTAATAAAATTGAAGATTTAATAAAAGAAATTAATAATCCACCTACTGAAGTTAATTTTGAAGATATAGATCCCTTTAGTAGTACACCCTCGTAGTTTCACCATCAACTGTCCATACTGTACCTTTATCATCTTTAAAGGATTCTGGTTCTTGGCCATCATCTATAATTCCAAATGGTAACATATCTTGTTCTAGTGTTTCCATTTGTTCTTCCCACATTTTCTTTCGTATATCCATATTTGTCATCTCCTTAAAATATCTCTGTTGAACAAGCCAACCAAATATCACTAGAGTCATTGCTATATCATCATGAGCACCCTCTTCTGCTTGATAAGTATTATTCTGTAGTGCAAATGTTGTAAGTTCCTTAATTGTATTAAAGTCTGGAATAATTAATTGATCTTGTTCAATCAAGTCTTTCAGAGTAGCACATCCAATTCTCTTAATCTGTTTACTTGTTCTTAATCCTAATTGAATGTTCTTCGCAAATCCACCACCTATTTGTTGTCCTGCTCTACCTCTCATAGTAATAATCATTATGTTTTCGTACTCTAAATCGTAGTGTAAAGTATCAGCAACTTGTGATCCAATATCATTTACTTCAACAAGAACATGAGCACTATTATACTTATTTCCAACATTATAAATTACATTTGGATATAACATAGGTGAAATTTGATTATCTCTATAAACCGCAACTTGTTTATATGGCATTTCTGAAACATCAAATACTGAGAAAGCAGAAAAGTCCACACCTTTTCCTTGTGCAGTATCTGCTACTAATGCGTATGTATGATTCTTTACTGGATGTTCATATACAGTTAAATTATTACTTTCATGTATTGGATTCTTGAACACCATCGTTCTAAGTTTTGATGGAGCAATCAATGTGTAAGTTGATCCCACAAACTCACATTCAAATTCTTGTGTAAACTGTACTTCACTTGTATTCTTGATTGTTTGTTCTTTCCATTTACCATCTCGACCAGGCATCTCTGACCAATGTACTTCGATGGGAACATATTCACTTCGTCCCTCTTCTGCTTCTATCCACATCTTATAGAACATATTTAATCCAAGTGGAGTTGAAACAATTAATACTTTTGTAGATTCACCTGAGGAAATAGTAGGATATACAGAAGTGAAGAATTGTTCTGCTATATTTTGAGGTACATGAGCAAACTCATCTAAGAAAATAATATTAAAGGAACTACCACGAACAGCTGAACTAGAGGTTGCAGACGCTATAACTTTAGATCCATTTTCTACTTCAATATTACCTTTATTCCATACAAGTACTCCTTGTTGTAACCATTTAGGTAAATGTTCATAGGCAAGTTGTAATCTTGAAAGAAGTTCTCTTGCTACTGCTCCTTTGTTAGCGAGAATAGCAACGTTGACACTTTCATTAAACAAAATGTAATGAAGAAGAAAAGAAATAATCGTAGTAGATTTTCCTGTTTGTCGTGGCATTTTACAAATCACAAAACGATTATCATTGAACTTATGTATCATATCTTTTTGATAATCATACATTTCAAAAGGAACTAAGCCTTGATCTACATGAACGATTTTGACATAACTACGTATGAAATGTTCAGGATCATCTTTACACTTCACATATTCTTGAAGTGTTTCCTCTGTCCATTCTACATTTTGTCCTACGTTTTTTAAATTTGGATTGCCGAGATAATTTTCACTCGCCACGTTTTCCCTTCAGTAACTTTTGTAGTTCAGCTGTAGACCCCACAAATACTGCGTTATTGACAGTAGTAGTGTGTCCACCCTTTTCTATACTTAGTTCTTTTTTGGTTTTATGTAGACCCATTAACTCTTTATTGGCATCCAAGCCGGATTTGATTAATTGACCAACTACTTCAAAAGCACGTGGATGTTCAGATTGTTTAGCAATCTCTAACATCTCTTCTATTGCATCTTGATTTCGTTCAATTAAATTGTAGTAATTTTCACGGGCATAATTATAATCAATGTCATCATCCTTACCATCAGTCTTAGGTTTAATTCTGGCAGGAGGTTCAGGTTTAAGTTCAGCAGTAGGTACTAAACTTGTAATTTCTAATATTTCGTCTATACGTGTATCTTGTGTCATTTTTCCTCATTATGTACAAATTCAAGATTACATTCAGCGGTCAATGGTTTAATAATATTATGTATTTCTATAGGAGGCCTATCTAAAAATTCACTAGGTTTATACATAGATCTAATTTTATCACATATACAAAAACATTGTTTAGATACTTCTTCCTCTTGTAATTCTCTTTTACTTCGTTTATATTTTGTATTACCTAAAAAATAAATGGTTTCATAACACGATTTAAATAACAACAAAATATCTTCAGTCCTATAACTTTCTGTTTTACCATGAGATTGATAAGTATCATGTATTATTTTTTGAGTGTTTGGCGGCCCAGTAGCAACACTCATAGTTCCAATAAAAATGAAACAACAGATTAAGAAGCACCGAACCCACATACTAAAGAGTTACATCCAATCCGGTTGTCAAATTCGTATCAATATTATCATTAAAATATTCTTCTGTTTGAGTATAACCAAAATCATCATTTGCAGTAACATCACCTGGACCTGGTGAGACTGTAACTCTTGATTTAATTCCTGCTGCGCCGGAAGATGTTGAACTAGTTTCTGTTATGAATTTCATATTACCCGTTGCGGTTGGTGATCCTGCATCAGCGTCTAATAATAAATAATTTGTTGTAAAATCTGTACTATCTTCTAGTATAATATATTCTGGTACTTCTGCTTCATCTGCAGGAGTTCTGAGATTCACTATCACTTCTTTGGTGACTGTTCCCGATTTAATATCTGGATAGATATAACCTTTCATTACAAAATTAAATCCCCATATAATTTCTCTCCTTACAGTAAGTTCACCCTCATAAGAATCTTCTGTAGAAGTTGAATTTAATACTATAGCAATATCAGGTTTAATATTCATATCGGCAATTAAAGTCACACTAACTGTAAACTCTGGTGTAAAGAAGGGAACGATCTGTTCAAATATTTGTGCTCCGTCTTCTGCATTATCTACCATTGCAGTCAAAACAAAATCAAAATTATAAGGTACAGGATTATATTGTTTTAAAAGATTGCTTGATGATGCGGTATTAGCTGCAAATACTTGTCCTACTGTATTTAATTTTCTAGTTCCATCATAAGTAATTCCATTCATAACAAAACCCATTCTTGGAAGAGTTGCGGCAACACTACCATCTGCTACTCCCGCTCTCGTTCTAAGAACCAATTTATCTCTAGCTTCGTATGCAATAGGAACTTTAATTTGTTCTGTTATCACACCCGCAGAATTTCTTCTTTGAATGTTGATATCATTAAAAAGTGTTCCAAAAACTGCTACATATTTTCTAATGGTTTCATGGTAATAAGTAGTACCTAACATTATAAACTCCCAAACGGATTACCTTCGGTGAAATCAATAATAGCATCCGCAGCAGCTTCTATTTCTTGATTAGTTTGAACTGCTTGTGTATCTGCCGCATTTACCTGTGCATCAAAAGAAGTAATTGAATAAGATGCACTAGAACTATCTCCAATAATGTTCACAGTACCAGAAAAGTTTCCTGTCATGTTCATAAGTGTTAATTTTTTATCTGCTGCAACCCATTTAGCAACTTCTCCCTTAACTGTAGCTGCTCCTAATGATGCACCCTGATAAACTGTTTCACCAATAGTATAATTACCACTTCCAGTATTTAATGTAAACTCAATAGAATAAGATTGTTCTCTTTCAACTTTATCTATTGCTTCAATACCTGTATTGAGATTTTGATCTGAATAATAGAACAATTCACATAAAAGATCATAAGTCTGTAATCCACCGGTTTGATAAAATACAGCTTCATCTTCTATAAACATTACTTGGAATAATGCTGAAGTCATAGGAAAATAAATTAAATCTCCTTCAGCCGGTGATTCTGCTCTACCTTCACCTTGAACATTCAACTCTGCCCATCTACGTTTAGCGACAGTAAATGTAATTTGATCTTTTATTTGTAGTCCAAATTTCGAAATAA